TACATTTTTTTTATCTCGTATGTAATTCGATCTATAAAGCCTTGTTTACTTTCACCCTCTAGGCTAAAGTAAGTATAGTTATTATAAGGAGCTTGGAACTTAATATCCATCTCGTAATATGTTATTGGTTCTTTTTTGTAATCTTCGCAGTTTATTGTTCTTAATATTCCGTTCATAGTATTTTTGTTTTAAAAGGGGGGCCGAAGCCCCCGGGTTGTTGTTTATTGTTCTTCGTACCGCTCGGGATAAAGTATTTTCCAATACTCTTCTAGTCTTTCGACTATATACAGTATCATATACTCGGGTACCTCTGTGCTATATTTTCTAAGAAAGTCCGGATGGTCCTCGTTATGTAGTTCGTTTTTCCAAAAGCTTTCTCTGCTCATTATTTGTAGATCTGCTATTAAATCGTATTCAACATTGCATAAATCTACATCGCCTACCGGGTAGAAATTTGCGCTTGTGTATCTTTTACGTTTTGTCATTTTGTTATCGTTTAAGTAAGGGGGCCGAAGCCCCGTTATTATTTAATGGTTATTTTTACTTCTTGTTGTGGAGCCTTTACCGCCCAACCTAAGCTATTGCCTTCTGCGTCGTATACGTAAACTATTTTGTTGTATAGATCGCTTTTTACTTTGCTACGTCTTACGGCGCTTGGGCACATTTGTGCAAGGCTTTTAATTACTTGTTTGTTTATTGTCTTGTGAGTTGTTTGTATGTGTGTCATTGTTCTTGTGTTTTGTTATCGTTTCTTAATTCACAAGTAATATACACACATTTATAATACAATGCAAATATTTTTTTAATTATTTTTAAAAAAAGGGGGAGTTTTTTACGCTCCCCGTTTAATATTAAAAGTTATAATCGTAATGCTTGCTAGGCGCGTCGTGTATGTACCAAGAATATTTTTCTAACTTAGAGAATGTTAGACGTTCCTTAAATACTTCGCCGGCTTCCTCGAAGTCGTAACTTTGCTCTCTGTTGTTAGTACAATGTGCGCCGAATCCGCCAGGAATAAAATCCATTTTAGTTTTATTCTCTCCGGCTACTACGGGCTGAATAAAAACCGTATCCTTGCCTTTAATATCTACAATCTTACCGACCGGGTAAGCATCAGTCCAAAGACATCTATTAATATATTTACCTACTAGATCGTCTCTCATTGTCTCGAATGGAATACGTCTTTTTAGGTGTTCTATATCTCGGTCGTAGCTACTCTTATCTATAAGGGTACTATTCTGTTTTTTTTGTTCTAGTCTTTTAATTTCGTCTCTTATATCTTGCTTTGTCATTTGTTTTTCTCCATTAAAGGGAGACCTTAAGGCCTCCCGGTTTTGTTATTGTTTATTCTACTATTTTTTTAATTATGGCTACGGGATAGCAAGTTCTGTCTTTTCGGTACTCTATATTTCTATAAAATTGCGAGGCATTTTGGTCTGTTATATAGGTAAGGTCCGAAACGGGTAAATATGTAAATTTTGGCTCTATACCATAAGGTTTTACTGTTTCTGTTATATCTTTTTTGGCTTTTTTTTCTGAAGAGAAATAACGAGAAAAAGAATAATCCCGGGTTTTGATATTATAATACTCGACGGCGTGTACGTATTTGAATTTCATTTTTTTAGGTGTTTTGTTATCGTTTATCTTACTTAATGATACGGCATTCCTACATTCAATGCAAATAAATTTTTAAATTATTTTTTATTTATTATAAAATAGCCCTTTTTGGGTATGTAGACCCATATTTTTTTTTAATTTTTTTTTAGGAACGGGCGTTCCTGGTTATTTACACTAAGGAAATATCTATAGTTTTCTTCTTCATTTTATCCATTATCGCGTAACGTCCGGCGTCTATACCGTGGTTAAAGTCGTCTATAGGTTTATTAGTTGGGCTACCGCTCCGATCTTTTGCCCACGTGTAACTACTAAACTCCTCTATAAGGTCTTTGCTTTGTGAGTATATTTTTATCGGGTAGTCTTGCAGTAACTGAATGCCAAATAGTACCGAGTCCTTACCCTTTTTAGCGGGCCGGACCCATAAGCCATTATTACGTAGCTCGGCTATACTCTTAGGCTCGGCGCTATCAGCTATTATTTCCTCTTCTATACCTATATCCTCTATAAGGCGGGCTATACTTTGATTTGTAAGCCTCTTACGGTATATATGTTGCCTCCAATATAGAGAGCCCTCGGAGTACCGTATTTCTACTAGCGCCGTCGGATCGTTAGTATAACCCCAATCGAGCCCGTATACCCTCCATTTATAATTATTGGGCCATTCGTTTGATAATTCAAAATTAGGGAATACTAAGCCTTCTAGTCTACCAACCTCACCAAGTCCGTACACCATCCAACGAAACTCGTTAGACGTGCCTCTTTTTACATTTTCCGGAGTTGGTTCGTAGCTTAATATTTTCTCTCTTATCGAGGGTTGTATAAATGCGTTATCCCGAAAGGTAGAAACAAACCAATCTACATCGGATCGACCTTGTAAAACATCGTGAGCCCAAAACCTAGCCGACGGGTTAAAGTCTATAATAGTTTGCTCGGTAGTCCTCATACTGATTTGCTCAAATATCCCAAAGTCTATACCGTTAGCCTCGTTAAAAAAGCTATGAGTACGCTTACCACTCCGCGCGTCTATCTCGTCGTTATATGAGTTAAATTCTATTTTAGACCCACTACGAAAAGTAAACACCCTATTACTCTTATTATGGTCTTTTAGTTCCTGGGTAAAAAAAGCGTCGTTATATAAGATATTTTGAGCGTCCCGGTAGGCTCCTACACGTAAGTTAGGTATATCTTGGCCCACTACTGTTATAACAAGGCCCGGCGTCGTGCTAGCTTTCATTATAAGGACTTGTAGGATAGCGTAAGTCTTACCGCTAGACGTTCCCCCTTGGTGGACTACGTAAGGCTTTTTAGAGTTCCACGTAATAGAGTATAACTTTGTAGCGTCTAGGTTATGGCTCAATTATCCGTACCGTTACGCTCTCTATCTTATCGCCGTCGGTTGTATGGTCTACGCTTTGCTTTGGTTGGCCATATCTGTACGATAACCAGGTTTTAATAGCCGTATCGGATCCGTCATTAACTCTATCGGCTAGTCTCTTCCACACCTCTACCGGCGCTAGTGTAGCATCCATAGCCTCTAGCATAGCTATCTCCTTGGCTTTAGGCTTTCGCCCGGCTCTGCCTTTTGTGGAATGTCCTCCGTTATTTTTTCTACCGTCTGCCATATAAACAATTTAATAAAAATTAATTAATTAAATCTAGTCTCGTATTCTTGCTTTAATCTTTTAAAAAAACTTTTAGCCCCTCCGGTATTGAATAGGCCCCCTATACTATCGCCATTATTAAGCATATCAACAGTTTCGTATAATCTTGCTATCTCCACATTAGTAAAGTCCTTGATATTTCTAGACTTATAGTTATTTGTTGGCGCCGTACTTTTAATATATTTGTCTGCATTTATCTTATACCAATCATTAAAGCACTTTGCTAATGCTGATATATTATTACCATACCTTTTTACCTCTTCATATACTACTGCTAGCATCCAATCGCCATAAATAACGGTAAAAGCAACGTCGTCGGGATATAATCTATTGTATAGTGTTATAGTTTCGTGTAGTCGTACCAGGTATTTTTTTAGCGTATTCCTTTCCTCCGGTAAGTCTTTAGTAGCTCCTATATCTATGTGAAACTGATACAAAAGATTTAATAGATCTTTATCGTACTCGTAGTTTAATCCTAGCTCTATACATTTGCTTACTTCTTTCTTTGTGTATACTGTACTCATAATTAAAATGGGTTTTGATGTTTGCGTTCATCTCGTAATTTAAATTCTGTGTATGTAGTCTCCCACCTACCGGCTCTATTTATCCAATTTATTGGGATATTATTTTTTTTCCAATTCATCTCTTCATAGTAGGCCATAAATCTTCTAGACTCTGCTTTTATATCCTTTTTAGATATAACACCACTCTCCTTAAAATAATTTATTACTAAATCTATAGTCGGCGTCTTATTTACATTGTTTACATTGTTATAGTTATTTACGTTATTGTTTGTGTCCGTCTGATGTCCGTCTGATGTCCGTGCGGTGTCCGTCTGATGTCCGTTACTGTTCCGCGCTACCTGGTAAGTGTCGTAATTGCATACTGTTAGGTGTGTCGTTTTTGTGTCGGGTCTTAGTACAATCATCGAATCTTTTTCTAACAGTTCTAAAAACCTTCTAACTTTATTACGGCTCCATCCCCAACGCTTGCCCCACTCCTTTAAAGACCTTACAGAGTCCCCACGTTTACACAAAAAAAGCTCGTCCTTTATCATTACTTTTTTTTCTGCGTGATTCACTTGTAAGAGTATATCTATCCAGGCTTCATATTTTGTAAACTCGCGCCCTTTAGGATATAACCAATGTTCTTCTATGCTCCTATGTAAACTTATCCAACCTTTCATAAATAAAAAGGGAACGCTCAACGTTGGGCATAACGTCAAACATCCCCCGTATTTGTTAGTCTTTTGTTATCGTATGCCCACGGACAAATAGACCGGCGTTAATGTTTTGATTAATGTAGAAAAAATTATTCTAAAATGGTAACTCGTCGTCTATTGTGCTTAGATCTATATTTGTTACCTTTTGAGCGCCGTTTTTAGCTTCTACGGGCTTATCTTTGTTAGTGCTACTATCTTTACTGCCTAACATATCTAAACTGTTACAAAGAATATCTGTTCTATAAATAGTACGCCCGTCTTTCTCATAACTTGACGTCTTTATTTTTCCGTCTATTGCTACTAACGCGCCTTTATTTAGATATTTTTCGGCTATTTCTGCGGTCTTATTAAAACAAACTATATTATGCCACTCTGTTTGTTCCTCTCCTTTGTACTTTGAAGAAGTTGCTAGACTAAAATTTACCACCGGCATATTAGTTTGCGTCATACGTAACTCGGGGTCTTTGCCAAGCCTTCCTATTAAAATAACTTTATTCATATTTCTAAATTTTTTTCCTTTGCTAGGGTTTCGGTTTCTTGTTTAAAATATCTTGCTAGTTCCATTACTTCTTGTTTGTTCATTTTATGCAAAGCTCTAGAAGAGTATGCAATATACTCCGCCGTCCCTTCTCCATAAAAATCGTTTATAGCTCTTCCGTGTTTATATTGTTCTCCGGCCTGGTATTTATTACACGATTGACATTGAGCGTGAGCATTTTGCTCTAGCCATCTAGTAGCAATATATCTACGGCTTTGGAAATGCCCGCAGTCCATCTCACGCCAGGGCTTTACCGTATCACAAGTAACGCATTTGCATAATCCATTTGCGTTAGCGTCCCTTATTCTTATGTAACGGCTAAACCACTCGTCGCAAGTCTTTTTAGCTGATGAAAGATTTTTACTATTTTGTAGTCCCATTAATTTGTTAATTTATATTCAGCGTAATTAGTTTTATTGCCTAGTCGTGTAGTTGTAACTTTTGTCTCCGCCGTTATATTTAGGCCTTGTTTTTTTAATTTATGTATAACGGCCGAAAGCCTAGTAATTCCATACTCTTGGAAAGCATCTAAAGAGCTTATTTTTCCATAGTATCTAATATGTTTAAGTACTTGTTGTGCTTGTGTTATCTTCATAGTTTTTTAGTTTGTTTTTGTTTAAGTGTCTCCAATCTGTTAGCGCTATCGCTATTGCATATAGAGCTATAAATCCTAATATTTTAGCTACTAGATCAATAGCATCAAATATAAGTTTAATTATTTCCATTGCTCTTAGGTTTTAGTTTCCATTCTTGTAGTTTTCTAATGGTTGTATAACTAGGGTCTTTAGAAGCCCCGTTTTTAAATGCTCTGAGTCTAGGCGCCGGTACACGTATGTCAAAGGATATTTCGTTTACGCTTTGCTTTTGTAGCCATTCCCGTAACTCTTCTAGTTCTTGTTTAGGTTTCATAATGGTAATCGTATGTTATGTTGTGAGCAAAAAATAGTAATAGCCTCCATATACTTAGCCATTTGGTTTACGTCCATCTTACTCGTTCTTATTGGTTTTTGTTTTGGTTTGCCGTCTAAGCCCCTAAGTGTATAGACCGGCGCGTATAGTTCTATAAATTCTTCGTGTAATTCTTTTGGCATATAACCGAGGTCCTCGCCTATAATCTCTAGCCACTTCCAATAAAGCCTATTTTGTAAAATGCTTCTGTTATCTTTAGAGGCCTCCTCTATTGTTATAGAATAATTACCGTCGGGCAAAGAGGTAAGGTAATCTCTAACCTCTAACCTCCAGGCCTTAACGGTGTTGCCTTTTGATACTCTGAAATATCTTTTAAACTTCATTTAGCAATAGAATAAAAGTAGTCCATATTGGGTTTAGATACTGCGTACTTTTGCCGTAAAAGATTAGGGTTGCCACCACCCTTTACAAACTCTTCTGCTTTATCCCATTCGTCCATACCTTCATTGAGCCAAGGTTTTTTTATTTCTTTATATGACTTAGATACTTTTGGCTTGTTACCTGAAGCTAAGTTACCGTCGTCGTCCTCTGCCTCTATACCTATAAGACTACCAAGAGTAAAGCGCCGGTAGTATGTTATGCAAGCCCCAATCTTTTGAGGGTCCGAAAGATCGGGCAAGGGTAGAAAAGACTCTACTGCCTCTCCGGTTTCTATGTCTATTATTCTCGTACCTACTTGATTGTTTTCTATAGGCTGAAGTAATAATAAGTCCTCGCGTATGAACGCCGGTCGTACTGCTTCTATAAGTTGATTTATGTCGAAATACTTAGAATTGAAAAAAGGGTTTTTACTATCCTTTGTCATCTTATCCATTGTGCTCGTAACTTTAAATAGTTTTTTATGTATGCTCATTTTATTATATCTATTAGGGGTGTTCTTGCTTGTTCCATTTTTATGTACCCGCTACCTTGTCGCTTGGTAATAGGTTCGTATAATTCGCCGGTGTCCGGCTCTACTAAATCTACGCCTAACTTAGTGGCTTGCTTTAGTTTCTCCTCTACTATTTTTAGAGAGTCTTTTTGTTTTAGCCATACTTCCGATTCTTTAAAGTTGTAGGTAATTCGGCCCGCTACGTGGCTAAGTTTATACCCGTCTACTATTAAGTCCTCTTTGTCATCTAGTTGGGTTATCTCGTCTAGTAGTTGGCTCTCTATTTCTTTTATAGAGTACTCTATTTCACTTTTAAGAGCGCGTAGCTTTACGTAAGCATTACTAGCCTTTGTCTCGCCATCTTTTACGCTCTGTATAATGTTATACGGTTCTTCTATTGGCATAATATACAAGGTATGTTCCGGTTATCGTTATAATTACAAATTGTATTAATATGTGTTTTATAGTCTCACCTTCTGCCATAAGAAAAAAGAGAAAAACTATAGTACATACATAAGCTAGTATCTTCATTACTGTTTGCATTTGTTATCCTTTTAGGTTTGTTATCGTTAGCTAACAATAATATAGGTATAATTTTATTAATACCAAATTTATTTTAAATTTTTTTTGTACCTCTTTTCGTTATATTTGTTTTGTTGTTTATTGTATTTGATGTATTCTGTGTTCACTCCGTCCCCTAGCCATTAATTTGGTTAGGGGTTTTTTAATACTCGTTAGGGAAGTTATCAAGGCTTAATATTGGCTTAGACCAAGCTTCTAGAGTAAGTCTTAACTCTGCTTTTAGATCTTCTTCGTCTAGGCTTATCATAACAAGAGGTAGGTAAATAAAATCGTAGGGCTCTTCGTCTTTGTAAAAAACTTCGTGTACCGAATATACTACCCCGTTTTTTGTAACCTGGGCAAATATCCTAAAGTCTGACAACATATTAAAAAGTTTCTACGGGAGTCTCTATTACTTGAGTAATTATATATGAGTCGGAGTTAGATTTTTTTAACTTAAAATCTACAAACCACCCGCCTATATCGGTAGGATTAAAATTTTTCTCTACGGGCCACCCGGATTTACCCGCCCCTATGCCGTCGACGTAGCTACCGCTTTGTATATATTTTATTTTGTCTTTATATATTCTGCCGTTTCTTGTAACCCTCATACGCGCCGTACTAGGGTCGTACCATTTTTGATGAGTGTGCCCCCTTACAAGTATATGAGCGTCCGGGTATTTCATAGCTTCAATTTGTACATCTAGCATACCCTTAGACCTTTTAGCGTTTCCGCCAAAGCCGTGATGATAATGTATATTACATACTTGAGAGACGTTTATATTTTTCATTCTCAAGAATACCCAACCTGAATACCCGCCAAGTTGAATATTAACATCTTCGTCTAAATTTAAAGCCCATACTATAGAGCGTAGTATGTCGTGGTTATGAAACTTATTAATAGTTTTCTCGTGGTTACCATAAGAAATAAGCCCTATGTTTTTGGCATAAGGCTTTAAAAATTCTATTGTATATTCTGCAACCAGGTCTAAATAGGTCCGGCCGTGTTTTATAAATAACGGGTCTATATCTTCTCTTTGTAACCTCCGATCCCCGTAAGAGCCCATTACATCTAACAAGTCTCCAAAAATAAATATAAGCCCGTCGGCTTTTACTATCTCGTCAAAATGTCTTTTTAAAATGTCTCTTTTACACCCAATGCTATCTAAGTGTATATCCGAACAAAATAACGTAGGAACTACATCCGTAGACCTTGCATTATCATACTCGAATAAATGCACGTTCTCGCTTAGTTGCTCCGTGTATTTTTTCATTACCCCGACTTAATTAAGGTTTTTAGAAATTATTTAAAAAAATGTAAAAACCAAAATTATTAACAAGTTATTAAGAGTCGGTATTTTCCTCTTTTGCCTTCTCTTCTTCTTCTTTTTTGGCATTTTCATACCCTTGTAAGAGGTAGTTAGTTTCATTAATAAGCATAACCATTTTATTATGGTCTGCTTTTAATTTTTCTAATTGTTCTTTGAGTTCTTCTATTCTATCCATTTTCTTCTGTTGTTTCTTCTGTTACTATACCCGCCCAAAAAGCATTTATAGCATTTTGATAATGCGCGGGTAAGTTACTAATATCTGCATCTTTTACAAAATACTCTTTTTCTCTAGCCGTAGCTACTACTACTTCGTCGTCGTTACAGAAATTAGAATGGGTGCGTACTGATACGCTACCACTTACGTCAATAGTTAAGGAATTGTATGTTTTATCTATATGGCTCATTGTGATTCTTCGTTTATTTGTTGTTGTAAAGCGTTCCACGCATCTATGACGTCTTGAGTCCAATATGCGTTTATAGTGTCTTGTATGTTTTGTGGTAAGTCGGTAATGTCATCGTTAGGGTATCGCATTTCCCTATGGTGACTTTGCGATAATACGTTACCATCTTCAATAATTTTTGTTGTTTTACGAAGCATTATTTTACCTTGCTCCGTAATTTCTATTTTAGTAAAGCTTTCTATTTTTTCTAACATATTAATCTGTTCTATAAGTTACTTGAAACATTACATCGTTTGCATTAGTACCACTACCACTAGATCCGCCTAAATCTGCTACGTTTACATTTGCGGAGTTTGCGGTTGAACTTGAGTTATAATATAAATATAACCTATCTGTTGAACCACCTGACATACCTATTTTTTGCGGTTCTTCTCCGCTAAAATTATTAGCATAACCAACGCAACCTGCAAAAGTTAAAGTTCCGTTTGAAAGTGCTTGAGTAGCGGGAAAAGGCATACCGTCAATATATACCGACCCACTATTTGTAAACCAAATTAAGCCATCTGTTCTTATACGACCCCAAAGGTGAACTACATTACCTATTTTAATATACCTACCAAATCTAACATCTGTATCATAAGTAACAGAGTCAATACTCGAACCCGTGGAAGCATATATAGGTGTCCAAGAACCCTCCTCGTAATCGTCAAGGGTATTAGCGTCTGCGGTATCTGTTCCAAACATAATACCACTTGCTCGCACTTTGTTTTCTACATCTAAAGAAAGGTTAGTAGTTGTAATTGAATTAACACCAACACCAAACGTAACACCTGAACCATTCAAGTAGAAATGGTTTTGACTTCCATAATAAAACAGATGATTTGTTCCGTTTGGGTCTTGAAACGTGATGCCCGTATGTGTATCACCTGACTGAACCCTTAGTGGCGCATCACTTACGGCACCATAAACGTGAAGAGCATTTGCACTGTTAGGATTCACACCAATACCTACGGCATCATTACCGCCATCTACTTTGAGCATATTGGCATTACCATTAGATTCTACCCTCAAGTCATAATCATTCGAGCCATCATTTATAACTATCCCACCGTTTGCTACCTGTATTCTTTCATTTCCACCCGTAACGACACGCCATTGGTCTTCGGCATGGAACTGCATATAGGTGTTAGTATCACCTGAGTGTATTATTTGGTCGCCCACATATAAATCGTGGTCTATTACTACGTTGTGGGTTGTTGTTCCTACTCCTGAGTTTTGTGCAAAATGAGTGTAGAAATTAGCCGTACCTGAGCCAGGTATTGTAACGGGTTGTATTTGCATAGTTCCGTTACCATAACTAGCCGTATGACTAAACGTAACTTCCTCGTAATTTGCCCCACCAAATCTAAAATGTGTAGTACCATCATTTGTAATTTTAAATCTAGTAGCTTGGTCTAAGTCAAAGTCAATTTGAGTATCTTTTATTACTATCTTGTCATAGGATATATTTCTTATTAATTGTAAGTCTACCCCATCAGACTGTACTATACCGCCACTTGTGTATAAATCGCCACTAATGTCAAGGTCTCCACTTGTATTTAAAGACATCTTAACCGATCCGCCCGACTCATCTAGGTTATGAACAAACCTCATCTCGCTAGAGGCTACGTCTATACCATAGTTAGTATTATTAGCATAATAAAAATGAATACCGCCACTATCATTACTTCCATTATCTAAAGATATATTACCCGTAGCGTATGAGTTAGTATTTTTAGAAAATGTAGTACCTCCAACTAACAAGCCTCCGTTAATTTCCATTTTAGCTAGCGGTGTGGTTTTGCCTATACCTATCTTACCCGTATAATCAATAACAAAATCAGCAACACCGCTACTTGGCGTGGAACCACCACCTACTGAATTTACAATAGGGTCGGTACCGGCATCGACAGATCTAACAATAGCAAATTTATTATTACCTAAAGCATTCGTTATTAAGAACTTTCTTGCACTACCGGTCATATTGGTATTAGCGTCTAGCAATATCTGCCCATAGTCTCCATACCAAGTAGTACCGTCTGAATAATTATTTTTACCTTTGACTCTTAAAACATTTTCATAATTAATAGTACTACTACTTGTAGTTATCCCACCTACAACTAGATCCCTATAAAACCTACCCGCACCATTTACATCTAATTTATAATCAGTAGCGGGGTCTCCATTTATTCCAAGCCTAGTACTCATATTAGTAAATGTGCCCGCTCTATCACCGTGCATTATTAGAGAGCCTTGAGCGCTATTATCGTGCCCCCACATACCCCACTCGCCATTATCTATAAGACTTAGCCCGGTCCAATCGTTACCATCAGCGCCCGTTATTGTAGTGCCACCACCTCTGTACCCGATAGACATACCGAATTTTGACATACTAGCCGTAGAACTGTTGTGCTCTGAAAAGAATATTCTTCCCGAACCTTCACCGGCTGAATCTGTATTACCTTCAATACTAATAAATCTACCCGAAGTATTTTGACCGTTGCCAGGCTTACCAAAAGTAGCATTACCCATAACATTTAGCCTAGCGTTACTATTCGGCGTAATTGTTCCTAGACCGACACTACCATTACTATTAAAGGCGTGTGTATCGTTGCCCCCAAAATTTATTACTAAGTCTTTTCCCGTAGAGGTATTTACTCCGTGGCTATATATTCTATTATCGCTATTTGTTGCCCCTAACATTAGTTGCCCTTCCGAACCAACCGTAGTTCGTTGTAGTTTTAAGTAAGTGCTACCACTTTTATATATATGTAAATCTACATTGGGATCGGTTGTTCCAAGCCCTATTAGACCATCTTCGTCTATGTAAAATCTCTCTGAATAAGTACCGTTACGATTCTCTTGTATTCTAAAAGCTGATTTACCGCTATAATTCCTTGCAGACAGACGCATACCATAAGTGCCACCATCGTGGCGCATATCAATAATAGAATCAGTTTGCCCGGTATCATCCACATCATTAGAATCTCCATCTAATATTAGCGTAGCAGTTCCGGTACTTTGTATTGTTACTGTACCACCACTAACATCAACATCACCAGCAATAGTTGTATCACCGCTAGTTTGCGCTACTTCAAATAATTTAGTTACAGATGTTGTATCATATATATGAAAAGCATTGGTAGCACTTGCTCCAATACCTCCCGTGCCCTGAACGGCAGTTCCATTATTTCTACCTAATACGAGCTGAATGTCTGTGTTTTTTGTTTGAAACTCTACGCCATAACTAAAAACTTTATTTGCTATTGTTTGTCCAAGAGAAAACTCTGCGTTATTATTACCAAAAGAGCCAACTGTTACATCATCAGTAAGCGTACCACCCGTTAATGGTAAATAAGAAGTACTATTAAAGGCGTTAGATCCTAACGTTCTGTATGTTAAAGCCCCCGTAGTTGTGTTACGCATTACGGCGCTTGTTTCTGATGACGAACTAAGGCCCGCTATTGCCGTAGTAGATCCGCTAGCGCCCAAAGTAAGGGTAACACCTGACTCACCTCTAACAGAGCCGTTTACGTCAAATACTAGGTCTACACTTGCTACCCCATCACCTATATACAAGTCGCTCGAGCCATCACCTATAAGAACGTCCCCGACCGCATTAGTAATAGCTATATCGTCGCCCGTTTGTTCTATACGGCCGGCGTCAACACTAGAAGCGTTTTTAAATTGTACGTCCCCGTCGGCGGGTGTAATTATTACGTCTTTAGCCAATTCGTCCTCCTATTCGTCTTAGTGGTGTAGTAGCATTAGAGCGTACTCCCTGGCTACTCTGTTGCTTATTAACTCTTATTATGGCCCCATTATAAGACTGCTCTAAATAAATTTTTATATCTCTCATCTTATAACCCTCCTCTCGTATGTTAGTACTAGAATTATAGACCCCCGTTATTAAATAATATCCCATTGGCTGACCCTCTACCGTTAGCGTTTTAGTTTCAAAAGCTCCGAGGCTAGCAGTAGAATATTGTGCTATTTCTCTAAATCCTAGTTTAGCACCTCTTAGCGTAGAGGTTTGCGTACTTGTCTTAATGCTAGTATATCCCGGGTAATCCGGTTCATAACGTCCCATTTTTTGCCCGCCTCTATGAGACTTAGCAAATAAATAGGGCCTAGTTCCCGTAAATCCGCTAACACATTGTACATCACAAGAAACAAAAGCGCGAGTATTTGCCGGAACAAAAAGAGACTCAAACCACCCGTAATTATTATCGTCTCCGGCTACTTGTACGTCCCAATACTTCTCCGTTTCGTTCCATACTCTTATACCTCCCATACCTTGATTAGCTATTTTACCCTCTTCAAATCCCCAATCTATATATAAACCTACACCACTAGAGCCCCCTTGTCTTTGGTATTCTGCTCTAGCATCTGTCGAGTAACCTATAATATAATTACTATATACTTGTCCGCTTCCGTCCTCTGCCGATCCGTCCCACCTATTAGGTTGTATTTGAGACTCTATAAATATTAACGGACCGCCCGATACAGTTAAATGCGGTGGCCTTCTGTACCCATCTGCATAAATGCGCTCAAAAATAGCGCCTTGAGCTTGAGCGTAGAAAGTATACCAAGGTCTTTGTTCGTTATTTAGTAATATTATATGCCTTATAGTATTTAACTCTCTTACGTGGCTTATCATAAACCCATAATCATCAGAACGAGTTGCATAATTATAAGACATCTCTGCATAAGGGTTATAATTACTATCAAGAACAAACCCGCCGTATTGAGTTCTAGTTGCGTAGTTGTTTGTTATTTTCATATCATAGTTAGTACTCCACGCCCATATACCCCGATCGCAGTTATAACTAACATTATTTCTAAATCTAAAATAATAACTCTGTCTACAATCTAAACCAGAGTAAGAGCTTCTATTATTAGGTGAATCATATACGCACGAATCTATACGACTTTGATATTGGTGTCTAGAGTCTCCCGCTCTATATATTCCCGTAAAACCGGCAATCATTACACCGCCGTAGTATGTGCTAGAAGTGTTACGGCCTAATCCTTTAAAATGTACGTTTTGAAATCTTACACGCCTATCGTAGCCATTACTAGACGTCCAATATTCTACATATATAAACGGCCTAGTATTACTACTTGTGTCTACCGCGTGTATCTCGCAATCCCTTGTAACAATAGTTACAATACTACCCGCCTTATGGTCATAACTCAAGCTACTTGTTAAAGTGAGTTCGTTACCTTCTTTACTTTGTACGGTATATTTTGCGTTATAATCCCAACTGTTTAGACTATCATTATTAACGTCTATTATAATTTCATCGCCAACATTTATATCCGAAGCGTTACCAACAGTAATTATATCTCCTCCGGACGTTGAGGCGGACGTAAGAGTAGTGGCCATACGTTTAACCAAGTTACCGGATTCTTGTATTTTCTCGTTACCGGTTTGGTATACAATCTCATCGGTTACATTTCCGCTAACAATACCATCGCAAGTAATCTTATTAGCACCCTTATCAATAGCCGTTATAGTGTGTACGTTTCTATTAGATCCCGTGCCAAAAACTATTTTATAACCCACTTTAAATTTTCTAGCATTATCTACATATATATCGGAATAAAAATAACTAGATATAGTAGCCGTAGGGCTTACAAACTGTCTAAAATATATTCTATTGTTTGACGTGTCTACATCGTGAACCCAAAAACCTTCGTCCGGACATACTATATAATCGCTATCTCTGTTAAATACGGTAATCCAATCGCCCGCCGAAAAGTTAGTAGCACTAGCTACGGTAAAGTAACTAGAGTTATATGTATGCTCACTAGATAATGTAGTATTTAAATTCTTTTCCGAGCCTACACATTCTAGCGTAGTGTATCGTTCTGTCTCGTTCCATATCCCGTGTTGGGCTGAATTATCCCCTCTTATTTCTAACCTACTACCCGAGTCCATAACAAAGGCTCCGCCCGACGTACTTACGCCCTCGGTAAAAAAAGACGTCTTACTACTAGCTCTTACAGTTATACGCCCATTTAGCCTAAATTGCCCGTTATTCGTTATATATAATTTACCGTGGCAAGTTATATCACCATAACCATTTGTAGGCCTTAAATCGCTATTTACTGTAACAAGGTGTCCCGCCGTAATAGTAAACGTATCTCCATCGGCGGGCGTAGAACCTCCCCAAGTTGAAGAACTATTAAAGTTACCGGATTGTGTAGACGTTAGCGAAGCCATTATACTGCCTCCTCTATACTTTGCGTATGCTCATATTCGCTAGTATCGACGGCTATTTCAAAGTAAAGCTGATCTGTATCATCTTCAATACTAGACTGAGATAGCTCTATATTTTTAACGTCTTTGTCTAACGTTATAGATCCGTCTTGCTTGTTGTATGTAACTTTAATCAGCATCTTGCACCGTCTGTAATGGTTCTACGTCTATACGAGTAGCGTGTACTATATAAAAATAATCATAATTCCAATTCCAACCACTAACGCCGACCTCTATTTTATTATCTTTGTAGCCTTTATAGTAATATGTTTTTGGTTTGCTTGCGGGTGTAAGTTGTACGGTAATAGTTTCCGGGTCTATTAACCCGGTCCATTCCTCGGGTAATTCTATATATCTAGAATTTGAGCGACCTCTATAAAATACGGCGTGCTCGGGACCTTCAAGAACACCATATACTAAACGCTTTCCATCTTGCGTAGGGTGTTTTATATCAAAAGACTTTACCGTAGCCGTAAGTGTACCATTTATATCTACGTCTCCCGATTCAATGCTTAAATTGCCCTCATCGTCTAACGTCATTAGGGTGGTATTTGTGTCCATATCCACGCCATCGGTAGCCCATCTAAAATGGCTCGTAGTATCATTACCGTTACTATCTACTATAAAATTCATTTTACCAAGAGAGCCAAGCGTAACCATATTAGTTCCTACGGTCTGGTCATCATTGAACTTTAAAAAATTATTATTTGGGTATGCTACGCTTTTTATTTCTTCAGTTTCAATATCTCCGCTTACTTCTAAATCGCTATTAATGTAAGAGCCATTAGATCTAAAGTATAATAATGTCGTGTCTAAAGGAGCGGTAGCACTATCCTCGGCTGACTCTTGCGCTCCGTCTTTACCGTAGTATAATCCATTATCGGCAATTAATAATGTTCCGTGAACTTCGCCCGTAGCATTACCCGAAGCTTTAACTAATAAATAATCACCCGTCGAAGAAGTCCAAGCATTATATAAAACATAATGATTAGGCTCGTTTGCCCAACTTGATTGATTTAAGTTTAAAAGTTCACCTGAATCAGTCGTAAAATGGTCGGTTGTCTTAATCTCTGAGTTTGAGTCTACCGAACCCGTAAGCGTACCGCCGGATAGTTGTAAATACCTATCATCGTGCGTATGACTGTTATTAGATACCTGGGCTGATATAGTAATATCTGCACTACCATCAAAAGACGCCGAGCCCGTAAGGTCGCCACCTAGTGTAATGGTTCTAGAAGTTGTAAGCGTATCAGCATTAGGGTGATAGCCATCGTGAAATACCTTATTTAAAGAACCAAGCGAAGTACCCCCCGCGTAAATTTCGCCTAGCACACTAAAAGTAAGTGTCCCCGTTGTTGGAAACTGTGTATTACTTGATGAAGCATCTAAAACAAGACCATATCCATCTACAGTTAGTTCACTATCAAACTCGCTATGATAAAGTGATACGCCTTGATTATTCTGCGTATCAAAATTAATTCTTGGATAACTACCCGTCGCGCTATTTGCTTCTACTAAAGTAAGCGTAGGGTTATCTTTACTTATAGTAATGTTGCCCGTTGTTGTATCGCTTGCATCACTTCTTAAATACTTAGGGTCTGTTTGCGTAGTTATGTCAAAAGAAGTAATATAACCGGCGCCATTTGTAAGCTGATTATTATTAGTTGGTATTGTGGTACTGTTAAACGCATTAGAACCAAGAGTACGACGTTTTAAAACACCGTCCGAATTTTGAAAAAGAGCATTAAGGTTTTCGGCGTTTGTAGTACCCTGAGCCAATAAGGTTACGACACCGGCGTGGCTTATTTTAAGAATATTCTCTCCGGTTGGATTTGTACCGTCATCATTTAGGTTACGTACAAAAAAGTCCCCACCGTTTAAATATATTTCCTTATTTAGATCTTGCTCATCCGTTTCTATTAGTTGAAACTTTGGACCCGCGTTAGACTGCGCCATTACCGCTTGTACGGTAAGAGTCCCCGTTAGTGTTCCCCCGGATAATGGTAAATATCTACCGTCTAAATCTTTTGTTACAGTACCGCCGTTCTGTTGGTTAAGGGTAAGCACCCCCGTGCCGGTATCAAAAGCAACTGAGGTAATAGATCTATTATAACCCGTGTTCCAATTACTAGAACTATCTGTAATAGTGGCATACGTCCCTAATGCGGTTCGTTTCATCAAACCATTAGCGGTAAAGTCTCCATCTACTACTACATCATCGTGCGAGGTTTCGCTAGTTAAATAAGTTAAATCATCATTAAAATGAGATAAAGATATATTACTTATAGCTATATTTTTTGTAGTATTACCGTCTTGTATTGCAATAGATTCGCTTCCACCCGAAGCGGTTAGCGTAGGTAGATTAGTAATATTTAGGCTTAAATCAGCGCTACCCGAAGTTACTCCACCCGCTAAGCCCGAGTTAGTATCCGTATTTACTGCGGTAATATCTCCATCGCCACCGGTAGAAGCATTTATAGTTAATTGACTTCCTGACAATTCTATTGTAACGTTATCGCCACCTCTAAACTCTAAAGAGTCAGCGCTTCCTATTGTAGCGGTATCTGTGCCAACTGTTGCAGTCCAAGAACTATACTTATCAAATACATTTGTGAAATCTTTAGTAGCTACTGAGTCAACGTGGCCAAATGTATCAAACCCTAAACTTTGTATTACAGTATTATCGGTATTAGTACTATCACTTGGTACGTTTGCTATTGTTGGGTGTGCCTCTAAATATCTACCATCTATATCTACAGTAAAATCGGGCGTGCCTATCATATCAAAACTAAGTACACCCGTGCCACTATCCCAAGTAACCGTATTTAAATAATGATTAGTATCAGTATTAGTATCTGTAGAAGATATATTTATACTTCTAGTCTCTGTATCGTATGTAAGAGAACTAGCCCCGCTAGCGGTAATACTCATCGTCTGTTGACTACCTACGTTAAAGGTACTAGAGCCATCTGATACGCTAAAATAGTTGTAGTCGTCATATAAAGCATCGGTATCGGACTGCGTAAGATATGTGCTATCGTCTACGCTACCATCTGCTTTTAAAAATTCGTCAGACTGTCCGTTCTCTTTAACAAAACTTGAGCCGGTTACTTGTCCAAAATCTACGTCGCTAGTTGCTCCTAATCCTAAGTTAGTCCTAGCCGTAGAGGCACTTGTAACATCTTGTAGGTTTTTACTTTTCTCTAAGTACAAGCTACCCGATCCGGTGCTAGTACTTAATGAGCCAACAGAACCCGAAGTAGTACCCTCACCCTCGGTTATATAAAAAATGTTAAAATCGTCGTCGGTCGCGGTGTCTACGTCTAACTCTATAAAATTAGCATTCCATTGATACGTAGAAGAATCCCAAGAACCACCTAAAAAAAAGAATACAGTAGAGTCGTAGTTTAGCGCTTTATCGGGCTCATACTCTCCATATAAAACACCCCTCATATTACGACGTTGCCCGCGCATAATATCTAAACGCTCACGTAATAATAGCTCTGCGTGGCTAGTAGCGCTAGAGTCTGTCGATCTTTTCCAAGAACCCAATAAGTCCCCGCTAGAATCTCTTAGAGCACTAAGAGCGCCGGACGTAGGGCCTCCACCATAATAGTATGTTCCGTAATCGTATATATGTGAATATGAACCGGTTTGTACTAACTCGTATTCTATGCCCTCGCTTACTCCTCCTACTTGATCCGAATAAGCTACCTTTAAGTCAACGCTACGTAAATACCAATACGCATAATTTTGTATAAGTTCGTCGGTAATAAACTTAACATATAGAGTACCGTCGGACCCGTCGGGTATACCCGTAGTAACAATACTTACGCCGTTATTTTTGTGTACATAATTATCGTCGGAATCTTGAGTACTATACGTCGCCTCTACATCTATATCTATAGTTGTTGGGGTTGTTTGCCAGGCCGTGCCATTCCAATAATAATCCGTACTAGCAGTATCTACGTATATCTGTACATCTAATACGTTAGGGTTTCCAAGGTCTATCGCGGTAGTTTTAGCAAACCAGGTAACAAAAAATAACTCAATATTACCCGTACCATCAGACTGTATAAATTGGCTTTTTGTAATATCCGATCCGTCTGTAATCCAATACTCTCGATTTAGTTTTATGCCTTGTATATTAGTGTTGTGGTCAAACCTACTTTCTACCTTTTTAACACCGGCGTAATAGTTATTAGAAGTCGCGCCAAATAACCTTAAATCTCCTTGAGCAAGTACTGAGCCTAGTTGGTAATCTGTTTCGCTAGAAGTCTGAGAACCGCTACTATTGTATATATATCTCCTAACGGCGCTAGTAGTTTCAAATGCGCTTATCTGTATAAGGTTCCAGGTCCCGTTAGCTTGACGTAATATAATACCATACGCTTTTAGTATATACTCTAAGGCTTGTTCATTTGTTAGCGCCCTATCCTCGTCGTTATCTGTTTGGGCAAATATTCTTAAACGGTCTTTCTTATGATAAGATTGGTTTAAAATATCGTCCGTAGTTGTTAGTGTTGTATCAGTCCAAGAAGTATACGAGGTTATATTTAAGCCATACCCTAAAGTATCTAGTATATCAGCTATAAGTACTATTGCCTTTTCGTCCCCGGTATCTAGCGTAAAGTCTCCGGTAAATAATAAATCTTTAGCAACTATATCGGCAGTTTGGTTTCTGTAGTTCTCTTCACTAATATTTATTAGATCGGGTACCACGTAACCGGTCCATACTACAGAGTTATCTTTTTTTAACTGTACTTTATAGTCTCCTATCTGCGAGCCGGCTATAGTTTCTATTACCCCTCTTTGCGTCGCATCTTCTACCCTAATCGTACCACTTACGGAGCCCTTTTGTATGCTTTTTATATCTCTTAGAGAACTTTCTTCGTATTGTCTTTGTATACTTACACCGTTCCACTCTGTTGCGCTACCGGTGTAGTTCTCTTGTAAAATCTCAAACCTATAAGTAACGGTAGTAGAGGTTACTATTTTCTTGTCTACAAAATAGTATTTTAATCCGTATGCCATTACCTACCTAGTTTATAGTTTGCCTCGCTAATTGCTAGTACTAAATCAGTTCCTTTTATTCTAAATTCTCCGCCTAGTTGTATATCTGTTTTACCCATAACCTGACTACCACCCATTAACTGATTATTAGGAACAATAGAGCCGGATCGGTTAGGTACAAATAACTCCGGTCCTTTTTCTCCTACTATGTAAGGAGTTTTACCAAATACCGGACCGCCAACTGCTTTACCGCTAATGCCTAACATAGAGTCGAATATGCCTTTTAAAAAACCACCAACGCCACCGGTTGCGCTTTTTAATAAAAAACTAAATCCTTTTATAATAGCCGTCTTTGTTAGTTCTGCTATTATCTCTTTAACGGCTTGCTTTGTGGCGCTTACCATATCTTCTAAAGCAATCTTAAAATTACTTGTCCTTTGACGGTTAAATTGTTGTTCTATGTCTAATAGGTCTCTTTGTATCTGAGCGCTTTGTAAAACCTTCTCTTCTTCTAGTAATCTTATTCTTTCATTATATTGGGTTTCTGATATTTCACCCTCTCTAAGTTTCTCTAATAATAATTCTTTTTGTCTTTTTAAAGACTCATCTAGAGCTATTTCTTGTTGCTTTAGTCCATTTCTTCTTAGCTCTAACTCTTCTGTGTTAAATTTTCCGGCATTAAATAAGCTTTGCGTAAAGGCATCTAAACTTATATTTAAAAAATCAGCCGTAATACTTTGTAACGTAGGCTTTAAATTCTCTAAGACTTTTTTAAATCTTCTAGTACTTTTTGTAGCGGTTTCTGTTTCGTCTGATACTTTGCTTATGCTTCCCGCCGTTTCTTCTGACTCATCAGCAAAACCGGTCATAGTGTCTACAAGAAAATCAAAAGCGTTACCTAATCCGACTTTTATATTATTCTTAAAATTATTCATTGAGTCGGACAAGCTTGTAAACGTACCAAGTCCCGCGCTTTTCATAGCGCCCATATCTTCCTCGGCTTGGTTTCTCATTGCTCTCAATCCGCCGGCCATTGATAACAACCCACTAGCTACGGCGCTAAGGCCAACTCCGAAAATCGTAGATATATTAGTAACTGCCATTCCTAGAAATTTCTCGCTCTCTAAAAAGGCTATTACAAAATCAGTTACCGCAAAAGTCATACCTTTAAAAGCGTATAAAGTTCGCTTTTTAAGAGTCTCAAAGTTATCCGCTAATACCTGACAAGCAAAACCAACAAGGGCCAAGACGCCTACGATTAACAATACTTTTACGTTAAGCATAGCAAAGACTCGCATAAGCGCGGATATAGCAACAAGTAAAGGACCGCCGGCGCCTAACACCGTAGCTATTGTTAAAATCCTTTTTTTAGTTTCGTCGCTCATATTTTTAAAAGCGTCGGTAAATTCTTTTAATTTCTTTGTAGCATCTTTTACTAACTGTTTTAGATTAAAAGTTTTTACTAACTCCTCTCCTAATTCTCCTAGAGCGCCGTTTACATTGTCTTTAAATGTAGAGAATACACCGGATAGCGTTTGGCTTCCCTTTTCCATACCACCAAAGAACTGCCCGCCCTCACTTGTAGCAGTTTTAAACGCATCTCGTATCATATCGGCGGAAATAGCACCCTTAGCCATTTCATCGCGCACGACGGCCATACTCTTGCCGGTTTTCTCCGATATTATTTGTAACGGGTTGAAACCCTGGTCAATCATCATATTAATTTCTTGACCCATAGCCTTACCATTAGATACTATTCTAGAAAAAGCTAGAGTTAGAGTATCTAATTTTTGACCGTTACCCATAGAGACATCGCCAAGCATTTTTAACGTCTCGGAGCTTTCTTCTACGCTAAAACCAAAGGATAGCATAGTTTTTGTAGCTTTAGCGAGCTCGGTAGTTTCGAAAGGAGTAGAGGCCGAGAACTCTCGTAATTGTTCAAATACTTCCGCGCCTTTTTCTGCCGATCCCGTCATAACCTCAAAAGAGGTACGTAAGTCCTCGAACTCGCTAGCAGTTTTTAACGCGCTTCTACCTAGTAGAGCTAAAGGAGTAGTTACCCCTACGGTTAGCCCCTTACCTATTCGATTAGTTTGATCGGCAAACCTAGATAGTTGATTTTGGGCTTTCTTTATTTCGCCCGTTAGGCTACTAATATTAGCGCCTATCTTTACCGTTAGATTAGCTAACATCTGTTCCCTCCCTTGCTTCTGTTACTGCCTTCGCTAGTTTAAATAGCTTTTCTTTGTCTATCGGTGGCTTTTCGCTATTTAACTCTAGAGGAAACATTTTTTCCGGTGTTAGTTTTTTTCTTGCTTTTCCATCTAAGCCCGAGTAGGCCGAGACTAAAAAAGCGTTTATTCTCATTATGTTATAATCGTGTTTTATGTTCTCCCCATAGGCCCTAGACATTAAGTTAAAATCGTACATAGTAGTACTTCTTAACTCCACCGGTTTAAGCCCCATCCGATAGCCCAATACGTAAAGCTCTTCGATCGACTCGAAGGGTTCCCCCTTTACGCTTGGGCCTTTAGGTTTCCCATAGACTCACGTACCAACTCAAATACCTCATTAAGTTGTACAAAGTCCATTTTACCTATATCCTCACTTGGGACCTCTTTACCACCCGAGGCGGATAAGGCTTGTATAAATAATTTTAGATTAGCAACCTTATCTAAGGCTTCATCCATACTATTTAAGCCTACTCCCGCTTCCTCGGTAAACCTCTCTAGAGCATTAAGGTCAAAACGGAACGAGTAACTATTACCCGATATTGTAACCTTTTTACTACCCTTCATTAAGTTATAGTAAGAGTTCCGGCAGTTAGTGCGCCATTACCGGTAAAAGAACCCGATAAAGTTGCGGTATCTTCGTTACCCGCTACAAAACTTACAGACGCTAGCGAAGCTTCACCGCTATACTTAACATAAGTTCCGGCGTCCGGCCCGCTAGAGTTAGGTACGAACTCAACATCTACGGCGTTACGGTTTATAATATAGTTTCCTAGTTTTTCGACTGTTCCGGTTGAGCTTACAAAGTCAGCTACACCATCTAAGTCAATGCTCCAAGACTTTTGGCCTTGTATATGCGTGGCCCATCCGCTCGACTGCTTGTTAGACGCGTCGGGTAGGTCCATTTCAATATTAAGAGTAGCGCTAGTAGTCATACCCAACTCGTCGGGCGTACCATCTTTTACGTCTACGTTAAATAAAATTAGTGTTCCGTTAATAGCGGGCATAATAGTATTGGTTAATTTTGGTTAAACTATGTAAAATATAAAAAAAATAGTTGTAATTTAATAGTCTAAGATTCTTCTATAACGTGCCTAAATCTTAGACGCCTAATAAAATACGTGTACGTCTCTGTTTTTTCCTTTAAAGATATATCGCTATCGACTACCGAGCTAATTACGTTAAAGTCGGTTAGATTGAAAGGTACGGGCCTTGCTCTTATAATTGTTTTTATTTCATTAACGGCGCTATTTATTTTAGCTCTGCTACCCCCATCCCTTCCAAAACGATCTACTACGGACAAAGAAAAAGTAACGTCGTCCATAAAAGTAGACTTAGTAGAATTATCCGCTAAAGTCGTATCCTCAAAGGTTATTAAAGGATATGTAGCATTAGCCGGCACATCGTCGTAAACCGGCACGACGCTACCCGATACTGATACGTTATTATTTAATAGCGTGTAATATGCTACTTGTAGTTGGGTTGTAGAATCTTTAGCCATTTATTACCCTCTTTAAGTTTCGTATAATTCTTGGTCTATGTTGTTCAAATGCCGGGAATAAATAGGGTTGCGCTCTTCTTCCTTCTCTTGCAATTTTTACCGCTATTGGATAAGCTACGCCCGGATCTAATCCCTTACGTCTTGCCCAACCTTTTATATTTTGTAGCAAGGTGTCAAAATCGCCTTTTCTTCCCTTAAATTGTAACGCATAAGATTCTAATCCAGGGGGTATATCTACTTTAGACTTAGTACCAAATTCTACATACGGAGCGTACTCTAACTTAGTAAAAACCTCTCGTCCTAGCTCTCCAAATTTTCCCGTCTTAATAGAACTCCTTAAAGCACCCATATCTACCGGCGCATTTTGTTTAGCGCTAGACTCTACTTTTAAAGCTCCCTCATTTATAACGTACTCTATTTGGTTACGTTTTTTTTTACTAAACCTCTCGAACTTACCTAGGGCTTTGTTTATATCGGCTCTATTTATTTCGGCTTTTATCATTCTTCGGCCACCGCTATAAGTTCCGTAAAACTTTGGTGCTCTCCTCTATCTTGCGCGTATTCAATATTAAATAACTTTCCGTTATACTGAATACGTAATAAGTAGTCATAGGTGGCCTTGTTATAACCGGCGCTTACAAAGTCGTCTCTATATCTTGTTGTTATCCTATACCTTACTTTACCTTTTAACCCTCCGACCTCGTAGCTTTCTCTTCCGGATAAGGCGGACACATTAGCCCATACAGTTGCTAACGTGCTCCAAGTCTGTGTATTTCCGCCCATACCATCCGAGGAAAGAGAGTAATACTGTATAGTTATCCTCTCTTTCATTAGCCCGACGTTTTCTTTTCTGCTTTTGGTTTTCATTCATTAGACCAATTTAGCGTATTTTTTAAAAAAAGATTTTGATCCGTTAGGCAATTCGCTTACCCCTCCCTCTACTAGATCTTGACGGTCCTCGTAACTAGATAAAACGGCTTTTTTAAGTCCTAACGTTATACCTTTAGGTATTGAAGTAAAGCCGGCGGTATATACAACCTTTAGACGTATTCTATTAAATGGACTTTCGTAGTTATGTATTTTTGCAAATACTAAAGTATCTCCCTCTAAATAAAAATCGTCTCCGGCCGTCAAAGTAGACTCAACGCCACTCTTATTAATTGTTTTAACGCTAGTTACTGACTGAACCGGAAACAAAGGCAAAGTAACACGGTTAGAAAAAGTCTCATAATTAGCCGTTACGGTTTTTTCTATTAACTGAAAAGAGTACGTAGTTTCTACCGTATCTATAATTTCTTCTACTAAACTAGCTACTAATGAGTCGTCTACACTTGTCTCTATTTTAGCATACGATTTTGCGTCTGAGGTGCTTAAAACATCTGTAGCGGAGTTAGTACCCGTGTCAACTGTTGAAATCGTTACAACGCCATTTTGGCCGTTATCCGGTGAAGCTATGCTAGTACTAAGATACCCCATTTAATTGCTCCATTAATTCTATTGCCTTGGTCTTATTAAGACGGTCTATTATTTGGTTTCCCTTCTTAATATAATACATAGTTTTAGTAGACTCATCTTTTTCTATAAAAACTTTAGAGTCTTTTTTGTAAGGTATCTTATCCTCTTTAGTCTGATAGAGTAACCCTCTTTTTAGCATATCGCTAACGGTTCCTTTATCGCCTTTAAAAGAATCGTCTACATTATACATTTTTCTACTGTGCATAAAGTTTTTTCTACATCTATAAGGCATAACAATAAAATTAAATTAAGAGGAACGGGCGGAATCGAACCGCCCCAAGTTCCAAAGCTCCTTACTCTTAGTTATTAAGAGTTACCCGCGTTAGTAATCGCAGTAGCAAAGCTACCGAAAGCACCCGCATTAGGTAAGTAAGTAGGTAACGCTAGACGTCCACTAATCTGTACTGTAACTAGGTCTTTAATTGCGTTGTCTTGGTCTTGCTCGTAGAAACGAACTTGCATAGACTCACGATCGAAAAGAGTAGTTAATTGTGGGAAGTCAGCGACTAAGAAGTCGTTAGCGTTGATAGCGTTAGTAGCTACGATAGGTACGCCACGTACTACCGGTACTCGTTGGCCAAATACTACGTCTGTAGGGAAAATATAATTTCCGTCGGCGTCTTTTCTACGAATCATATCATAGAAGCGACTTATAGACATCATAATAGCACTTGGTCTAAAGTTACGGTTTTCTACTTGCTTAATAGCTTCTAATAATACATCGTGCTCTTGAGCATCAGCGTCGCCGGTGTAAGAGTCTAGAGTATAATCAGTAGAAGTTATAGTAAGGCCATAAGTAGAATCATATAGTAAGTACGAATCTTCTTGTAGCATATACTTTTCCATACCTCTTAGAGAGATATGAGAAGCTAGACCGGCAGTATCATTTAGAGCTTCTTTAGACACTCGGAAATGAGCGCTAATTTTCTCTACAACGGCGTCAGTCGCAGTTAAATCAAAGTCGTTTTGACCGGAAGCATTACCTTCAGCAGTTACGCCGGTGTTGTCGGTAAAGCTACTCTCTTTAATGTAACGGATTTTGTCGCTATTAGTTGTACCATTTGGTAAGAACTGTCTAACGTGTACTTTACGATCCGCGTCATACTTAAAGCCAGCAACATAGTCAGCCGGTACGACATCGTTAGTATAAGCATCTCCCGCAGTAATAACCGCTTTGGTGTCCATAGTAAAGCCGGAAATTTGACCCGCTTTAAAGGCATCTATTTGATCTTGTACGCCTTTCCCTTCTAGGGCTTCTTGTACTTGAGACTTCATAGAAACAGACTCACCGTTAGCACCTAGTCTATTACCGTTTTTCTCAATAGCTTCTAAACGCTCTTTTTGAGAGGCAATAATTTCTTCTAGGTTTTTAATTTCGCTCTTAGTAGCCTCATCAGCTACACCGGCGTTTTTTACTTCCTCTTGTAGCTTGTCGTAACGAGCTTCGAGGTCATTCTTTAGGGTATCTACGTGTCCTTTTACTGACTCTAGCCCCTCGGATAAAGTTTTTTCTAAATCCATTTTTTGAACTCCTTTTCAAAGTTTAATGATTGATTGAACTTATTAAACACATCGCGAACTAATTCGGCTTCGTCCTTTTGAGTGGCTAGAGCCGGCTCTTCATTATGAAGTGAATTTTTTAACGTTTGCTCTATATGTTTAATTTGCGCCTCTATAAGTCTAAAAGTCTCATCGGTATAATCTCCCGTATGAAACGCTTTAGAGAGGTCTTTATATTGGTCTATTAAATCTCTTTTTACACCCTTAGCTAAACCGCCTATACTTAGCTCGTTAGCTCCCCAAGTAACTGTAGAGCCTTCCCACATCTTACACTCTTTTACCATATAACAATCGCTTTGACTATCGTAGTCTCGTTGTATAAAGTTTATACCTACGGAGTGCTCTTTTAATACGCCGTCTCTATATAATTTTAATACGTCAGTACCTAGAGTAGTATCGGCTATCATTGTTCTAAAGTACAAACCCTTCTCATCCTCTAATAAAGCCATTGGCCGGCCTAATACTTGTAGCGGATCGTGTTGATATAGGTGTACTATTCTATTACTTCCATTGGGTCCGTTCTCTTTTATGGTTTTTTCGTAGCAACCCTTTACCATAACGTCGCCGTCGGAGTCTTTAAAATCAAAAACAGAATAATAGCCCTCTATTATCCTACGGTCCATATCTACGCCCTTTATAGTAGCGTTAGTATCTTTAGTAATCCAAGGTAAGTTCATATCTTTGGCGTTTGTTTTTCTTAAAGTGCTTAATTTGTGGCCTACTATTCTATCCGTTGGTTCGTTGTCTCTATAAATTCTTATAAGTGCTACGGGGTCGTCCGGTTCCGCGTTTAGGGTTATAGAAGAATCGGGAACATTTACAGAGCCCTCTCTTATAATCCTGGTTATTTTACCCCTTGCTCTACCCCCCGAGGAGTTCCACGTTACAAAGTCGCCGACTTTTAAGCTTTCTTCTTTTAACATTTTATCCCCGTCTATTTCTTTAGATTTTCTGATAGCCCAATCAATGCCGGAAGTGCCTCCCCAACAATCCCACATAAGCCCCCCGCAACCTTCGCTATATGGTACATCTTTGTTTTGTCGGTGTCTATTAAAAGATGCCATACGTTTTACGGTATCTTTACTAAGTGCCTCTCTATTTGCTAATTGATTCGCTCGCCTCCATCCTACCGGGGTACCGCATCCTTTAGGGTTGCCGGACTCCTCACGATACTTTAAAGCTCGTTTAGCGTTATTCGTTGCACTTTGTGGATAATCGGTATAACTCATATTTACACTTTGTTACAAAATACAAATTTTTTACATCATTTTACAATGTAAATAATTACATTTAAATAATTTAAATAACTATTATGGAAAAATTATTTAACAGAGTTACGGAGCAATTACAAAATAATTGGGCCGTAGATAAATCCGATATAAGAACGCTATTAATGTTTGCTATGCTCTATTGGAACAAAGTAAATAGATAGAGTTAGCTATTTCGTTTTGAGTGTTGTTTTTCATTTCCTTGCGGTGTATTGCCTCCCGTGAATAGCTTTTTGCGCTTTTTATCCAACCCTCTTTATGTTCTAAGCAAATAACTCTAGCATTAACCTTAGCTAACTCTAAACCTACCATTAGATCGCTCATTTTATAATATTTCCAACGTAAAGGGTCAAACTTTATTAAGCTAGTATCGAAAGCGCTAACCCCGGTTCCTGGCACATCTATTTGATAATCTCCGTCTACATTTTTTAGACATTGATAACTAATGTGCTCGGTATAGTAATTTAAGCCTAGTCCTTTTAATTTTCTCCCGTGAAATGTTAGCCAGGTATTTGGGTACTTTTTTCTAGCCTCTAAAATCTTTTGCACGTAATCCGGGGGGTAAATTATATCGTCATCGCACGACAAATAAAGACCCTTGCTAATCGGTAGCCAAAAAAATTTAGCGTTATCCGTATAATCCGGCCCGCTATATACTTCTACATTGTCCCCCTCTACCTCCGGCGTATAATCGTTACCATATACCCTAACGGTGGTAACTTGATTTTTTAGGCTATCTATTACGCCTTGTAGGGTATGCTTACGGGCCTTAATAGTGGCAAGGTTTGCGGTAATGACCAATAGTTATAACTTTTTGCTTATTATGTTGACCAATAGTTCTATTTTTTGATCTATTAGTATAACGGTGTCGGTCTTAGTTGCTATAAAAAATAATAATAGTATACCAACTATTTGCCAATCATAAAACAAGGCCCAAGCTAAACAAGCTAAACCCGATATAATACCTAATTTATTCATAGGCTTATTAATGGTTGTTTTTTTCTTAGTTCTTTGTGCATTTTGCTCTCGTGGTTTCCGTGAAAACATAAGCTTTTTTTAGGGCAATACATAGGTATACTATTCTCGTAGTATTTTATACTTTGAGTCTCACCGACTCCGCTAGAAATATCGGGGCGCTCGAATCTTTTGAACCCTATAAAATCTTGCTCGAACCCTATCGCCTCTAAAGTCTCTCGATTGGTAAAGTAACCCCCGTCGGCGTAACTAACTTTTATAGAGTCTACCCCGGCTATATTGGTTTCTCTGTGTCTTATCGTGGTCCAACATTTAGGACGTCCATCGTTAAGTAAGTTATATACGTACTCCCCGTATAAATTCTCGTATAGGTACGAGATAGTCTTGTAATCTATGTTTAAAAAATCGTCCGGTAAAAATAAAAAAAAGTCGTCGTTACTTTCGGCGCATAATTTTAAAGCATATTGCCAATTCAAAAAATATTGTTTTTTTCCTTTGTGCCTTAATCTATGAAACTCGCTTATTTTGGCGAATGGCATAGGGTCGAAGTCGCTACCGTCGTCTATTACTATCGGTTTAGTCGGACATTGTTCTATAACTTTGCCCAACATATCCGGCCTATTATAGCTAAATATTATTATCATAAGGTTCGTAGGTAACCGTACATCTGCAATTTATCGTATTACTTGCGCTAGCGCCTAGCGTTGAATCGCCCGGGTACTGCATAGGTTCCTCATTTTCTCCAACGTAGAATATACCGTCTAGGTTATCTACTACTTGGCCATCTGTTAATATATGGTCTTGCCTTGTTCTGTTATCTTGTGTAGAGAGCCACACCTTTTTAGTTTTTACACCCGAGGCCTGGGCTCCTAATAAAGACCCGGCATTACTAGCGCTTATAATTTCAGTCCTACCAATTAGTACACCTCTTCTATAGCTAAAGTCGGGCATATAACTTAATTCCCTAGCAAAATCTTGTACGCTAGTGCCCTCGATTAATGCAAGTTGTACGGCTTTACGTACCGCCTTCTTAGTGGTTTCAGTAACTAAAGCTACTTTACTCGTAGTATCTGCTCCATCTAGCCAATTAGTACCGCCTAACCATTGTTCCGTAAGTGCGTCCCAATTAATTGTAATCTCTTTTCTTAATGTAGATTGTAGCTTAGTGTATGTATCTTGACCAAACACTCTTAATACTCTTTTATATACCTTTGTAAATGCGTCATATATAGGCTCAATAGTTATTACTCCGTCTAGATCGAAATCTATTCTATCTAACTTCTTAGCCTCGTCGGTATATTGTTTTAACTGCTTTCTTATCGCCTTATAAAAGATTCTTTCGGCATATTTTTGGAATGTTTGGCGTTTATTGTCAATAGCCTTCCATTCCATATACTTTTTATGTTGTTGTAGAGAGTCGGACATAATAAAAAAACCCTAGACCGTTTCAAGACCTAGGGCATACGATAACAAAAATCTTATAGATCTACTTCGTTTAGAGCTTTACTAAACTCCTCTACATCACTAGGCTCTATCCAACCCATAACTAAGGCTATGGTAAAAATTATAGCCACAATGTTGCGGAGCGTAAAAGCCTTTTTAAGTTCTTGCTTAGTTTGTTCAAATTCTCCCGCAAAAATAGCCTTAACGGCTTTGCCCAAGAATTGATTAGGTAACGGTAAAATATCGAGAGTCCCGTGTAAAATTTGCCCGGCTTTGTTTTCTCCCGCGGTAGTTTGTTGTATGATACGTACAATTTTTCGATCTTTTAGTGGTTTTTTCATTTCATCATCTCCGATATGGCATTAAATAAAGCACTAGAGCCAAGACCGGCACCGGTGGCCCAAGCTATAATTTTTTGTTTAAACTTTTGTAGTTCGGCTATTTGTTCGGTATTCTGAGTAACTTTTTTTACTAGCCCCTCTTGACCGAACTCGTTACCTACTAAAGCTTCCTTAATTTCTTGTACGTCTTTTGCTAGCACTTCAATCATAGCTTCTAGTTTATTAATGTCGAATTTTACTTGGTTTAGTTCTTTATCCATAATAGTGCCATATTACGTTTTCCGATTTATCTGTATCTATATCAGCGTGTATAAAATTCTTGCCAATACCGATTCTAGTAATACCAACTGAAATTAAGGAACTTATAATTTTATATCTAGTCTTACTGTCGATACTTTTTATATCTACCGCTAAACCTTTTGTATGCGAACTCGTGCCGGTTCTCCCTTGCGCTTTTTCGTGCTCTTCACTTCTATAAGCAGAATTTATTATAAAGGGTACTTCAGCTATTAGCCTTGCTATGTCTAGCTTTTTTAAAAAATCTTGGTTCATATCATTAATACTACAAGGCGGATCGCACTTGTCGAAATCTGATTGACTAAAATATTTAAGCTCCATACTCTTTGTTTAATGTCTTTAGATCTTCTTCGGTTAGCTCGGTTTGTGAGTCCGGTATAAGATTCATCGGTATATATCTATTATTGTCCCCGACGGGCTCGTAACCCATCTCTAAGCGTTTCTCGTCTGCGGTAAGCCACCAAGCCCGTTCTAACCACGCAACTTTATCGGCGTTATCCTGGTTTAATGCGTCAATACTTTGTACATCAAAATCTAAATGATAATTTGTTCCCGTAGCTTTGTTAAATACCGGAACCAAAGAACGATTTAACTCGGCGTAGTCTCTGTTAAGTTCGGGTATAACATTGTCAAGATATAACTGCTTTCTAGACTGCTCTTTATTGGCATTAGTTTTATTATCCGGATCGTTTAATAACTCACTCGGAAAGTTATATACGTTGCATATATCTCTTTGCGTCATCTTACCCGCCTCTATAATCTCTAGGTCTACGGGTGGCATACCAAAACGCTCAAACCCTAATTTTACACTAGATACTAACCAAGACTTATAATTATCCGGCCCTTGCATAGAGCGTAAATACTGTTCTAGTTGACTTCGTTGCGCCGGCGTTAATTGTTCTATATCCGGATCGCTTGGAAATACTACACCCGAGGCCCCTCCGTTCTTTAGAGCCTTGCTTAATGCTTGGTCCCCGTCGTTACCTAGTCGTATAGATCTGCGTGCTGACTTTAGCGGGCTCATACCATACAAGTGCGAGCCTACGGCGTCGTAGTCGGGGTTCCAATATTTCCAGTGCATTACAGTATGAGCGTCTAATTTTTTACCCTCGTGGCCATACATATCAATCAAGTAAGACTCTATTAATGACTCATAAGTAGGGTTAGCGACTATCTTAGTAAACTGAGACGGCATTACCCACATCTCACCAAATGTACCGTCGCCTAATTCTACAAAGTGAGTGTAACCGTTACCCGTGATAAGCTGAAAACCCTTCATATTCTCATACCACTCCGGATATCCTTGTAACGGATTAGGATTATTTATTAGCTTATAAAGCGGGTCCCGATGGTCGTGGACTTCTTCAAAAGCTTCGTTTTTTAGTTCTAGTATATTGTCTAGATATGCTTGGTTTACCTTTGACTTGTTAGCTCTTTTATATTGCTGATATTTTAGCGCTTTAGTTTTATTTTTTACTACGTGAACAATAGGGGGAACTGAGGCGCCGGCTTTAGTTATACCATTTACCACGCTATATACGTCGGGATTTAATTCGTAACCTTCATCAATGTAAGCCCCTTGAGTATCATCTATAGAGATCGGTAGACCCTGGTGGAATCTAAATAACTGTTTATTTAATTCGTTTACTATACGGGTATTTGGGGCCTTGACCGAGCTAAAAGGCAAAAGGTCTAATAGATTCATAGCATAAGATTAGTTTGCAAGTAATTTAACGATTTTTTACAATTTTTGAAACTCATAAAAAAACCGTATAGCTTTCAACTTATACGGTATAGATAAACAATAACAAGAACCCGTATAGTTACCAAGCTAGACGGGATGGGTCATTATGTGCATAGTTCTTTAAATAGTCTTTTATAAGTATTATCGTACTGTAGTCTTTCTTTATGCGTTCCTCTAAGGTGCATTATTGAAGTATGATTTTTATTTAGTATTCTAGCAGTCTCTACGTGGCCAAGGCTTACCCAATTACAAAAGAGAGCACGATAGCGCACGTATTCTAACTTTCTGCTTTTATTATATAGCTTATCATAATCTATATTTAGCTTGTCGCAGAATTCATAGACTAAAGCTTTATGATTCGACGCCGGTATTTGTTGTATTTGTCCCTGGTATGCTAAGAAAGATTTTAAAGCAGTATCATACATTAACTAGCTTCCTTCTTCTCTTTATAGAGTATAAGCTCTCTTACTAGGTTGTAGCTAGGCCTTTTACTAGATCCGTCTTGTAAACGGTATAACTTGCCCTTATCTAATCCTATGTTTTGCGCCAAGCTTGGTATATGTTGTGTTGTAAGCCATTCTCTAATAGCCTCCTCCTCTTCGTATGATTTATACATAATTTTATTATTTAGTTATCGGTTTCT